TTTAAAGTTGGGGAAATTCCATTAACATCATATACTCTAGTAACTTGCGGGTTTCCTCCAAAATTATCACTTTTTCCTATATTACCTACTTGGTTTATTTCTCCGTTAGTATTAAATTCTTTGTTTTCTCCTCTGATAGGAAATACTCTGTAGGTACGTTCTCCTCTAAGATGTGCAATAATGAACACTCGTTCTCTATTTTGTGGTACTCCGAAATTTTTGCTGTTAAGCATTTGCCATTCTGCATCATACCCCAGTTCATCCAAAATTTTAAGCATTCTCTCGAATGCTTTCCCTTTGTCGTGTGATAATAAGTTTCTGACGTTTTCAAGGAATAAATAGCGTGGTTTGATTTGTTCAGTCGCTCTAGCAATTTCATAGAACAAAGTTCCTCTAGTATCTTCGAAACCCAGTTGTTTTCCTGCGATTGAGAAAGCTTGGCAGGGAAATCCTCCGCATATAATATCGACTTTTCCTCTAAGTTTTCTAAATTCTTCATCTGTTACCTCTGTAATATCTTTATAGTCTATTTCTCCTTCTGTATCATGTATTGCTTGGTAGCTTGCTCTAGCGTATTTATCTATTTCACAATATCCGATACATTTATGACCGGCTCGTTCCATTCCGAAACGAAACCCTCCTATACCGGAAAATAAATCTAAAAATCTCATTGATTCTTTTCCTTTCTTTCTTCTAAACTTCCTACTTTTAAATTTTTAGCACTTATTTTCTCTATCGTTAATTTTTTCGTTGCTAACAACTCTTCAAATTTATCCTCATGAACTTGTATTTTATTTTTATTCATATATGGCACTATAGCTTTACTTGGGCTTCTTTCATAGTATTTCTTTTTATGAAATGTCTTTAATAATATTTTGGATATCAAATAAACAACGTTCTTTAAAAATCCCATTTTGTATCCTCTTTTCTTGCATTTCTACATAGATGTTACTTATAATTTCATAATTTGATACTGCAAACTGCATAAACTTATTTTCTATAAAACAACCTGTAGCATGTATCCCGCTTGCGCTCTTCAAAAAGAATCCGCCGTTCACGTTGAAAAGTACTTCGTACTTTGTTTCTCCATCTGTTATTACATCTCCTACATAAATATCTTTATTGTTTTTATCTTTCAAGCCTGTTTTTAATATCAAGAAAACAGCTTTAACATCATATATTCCATAAGGTGTATATACAGTATCGTTATTAACGTTTATTTCTGATACTGGACTGACTACACCTAGCGGTTTTATAAACACTTTCATATCTTCGAAAATATTCATTATACTTCTACTCCTAACTCTTTCAACTCTCTAATTACTTCATCTCTCTTCTTATGATAGATACGTTTTAGCTCGTCTTTCTCCACGTTAATTACATCGCTCATTCTTCTTCTAGTCTTTGCATCTTCTATAGCAAGTATGCAGTAATTAGATGTTAGCATTATGTCGAGCATTTCCTCATATTTCTCTAGCTGTTCTTTTAAACTAGATACTTTCTCTAAGTTTTCCAGCTTCATCTTTTAACCTCCTATTAATCTTTATTCATGTAAGTAAACATTATCTTATCTTTTAATATTCCGTTACATATATATATACTCTGAAAGTTTGGACTATTTCTCACTTCTGCGCCGTTATGAAAGTTCATTCTTCCTTGAGGTATCAACATTTCAAAATTGTTATTCTTGAAAATCTCAAACCTTTTTTTACTATCAAACAATCCGTTAGAATTCATAATTAAAGCAAACGGGATATTCATTTCATATAATTTTTCAAATATGGCATCTCTTTTACTAAATGGCGGGTTACTTACTACAACCTCGCACCCTGCTGGTGCTTCTTCGTATTTGAAAAAATCTTCTCCAGTGTCTATATGTCCGTGTACTACTTGATAATTTTCTTTTTGCAACATCTTTACAAACTCACTGTCTTTCTTATCAAATGGGCACCATACCTTTTTAAAATTCTTTTCTTTTAAATAAGGTAATATTATTTCTACTGAATATGGTAAAGTGTACCACTCATCAGTTACAGCTTTCTTGATTTGTTGACTAAAACTATTTTCTTTCAAATACTTAACCTCCTATCACTTCAATTAATACTTTTGTTTTCTCTAGTTCTTCTAAAAACTGTAACGTTCCTATCGCTCGTGAATTTTGATAAACTTCATTTAACTTTTTAGCAAAGTCTGAATCTAGTTCTATTTGCTTATCTTCGTTTAATCTAGCTTTTAATGTTATAGTCGATGTTCCTTTTTTAGCTTTTATCTTCACATCATCTAACCATATCTCTATATTGTCTTTTTGGAATAACTGCTTAAATTTCTCTATTACTTTTCTTTGATTCTCTTCGCTAGTCTTTGATAAATCTGGTAACGGATATAAATTTGCATCATATCCATAATATTGAAGTTTGTTGTTTGTTGATTTATCTTCCTCTAAATACCATGTTTGAGCTTTGTAAATGTCATCCTCTTTTATATCTACAGCTACTGGATATTTACTTTTCATTAACACAACACCTCTTTTATTTCATCTCCGAAAATGTCAATACACGCTTGTCCTATTTCTTCTGTTTTGAAATAAGGTAGTCTATCAATGCTAGTTGTAGAACCTCTGTAATTAATGCGTAACTCTTTTCTATAATAATCATAATATATATAATATTTTTCTTGAAATATATCTTCCCAATCAGGTTCCCATCCCTTGTTATGAATCTCCGCCCATTTCTTAATTTTAAACAGTAGTCTTTGTTCTTTTAAACGCTGTTCTGCTTCTTCTTTAGTTTTGAAGTAATAACCGTTTAAAAATTTATTTTTGAAATGTTCACCGTTATAAAAATATGTTGAGTCAACTGTGTCTCTGTCTTCACAAATATAATAAACTATGTCATGTACTTTTGGTAACTCGACTTCAAAAGGTTTATTTTCTTCTTTCTCTATCTTTGCTAATAACTCTTGTCTTAAATCTTCTACTTTGTCATTAAACTCTTTTAGTAATTCTTCTTTATTCATTTTCGTCTATTTCTCCTAACTGATAATCTAAATACTCTTTCCATAGGTTTATTATCTTATGAAAATTTCTTATTTCACTATCTCCTTTGAATACAATTTCTATCACTTGCGGATTTTCAAATTTACTAACATTAAAATCATGTACTACAGTTGTGTTCCAATCTGTAGCTGCTACGTTTCTCAATAAAAGCTTTACAAACCCACCTTTTTTAGAATCTCCGCCTTTATATCCATTTGCTTCTATTTCAGTCTCTATAATTGAAGCATCAAAAAACATCTGACTATTTTTTCCTAACATTCTAAAAACTCCTTATCTTAATTTATTTTTAAGGCTTGAATTGTGATTCAAAACAAGCCTTATGAATCCTACTTGTTACCCACGAATATTAATAACACTTTTTTATTCTCATGAATGCTGTCTAGAATCTTAACTTCTAACACTTTTTCATTTGCTGCATCTAGTCCTATTTCATCAATATTACTATCTTGAACAAACTCATTAATATCATTTGCAAGCATTCCCTCTGTTGTTTCTATTTGTACTACTTTCTTTAAGCTTTCTAACATTAATTTCTCCTTTGTTTTGAATTTTGATTTTATTGATTTTTATTGAAAATGTTAAAGACCTAAGTTTAACAATTTAGTTAAACAATCTTCTTTTTCTTCTCTCTTCAAACTCTTAAATATTTCAATTATATCTTTAATAGCTTCTTGTCCGTTGCCTTGTAAGAGCTGCGTTACGTCTACACCTCCTTTCATAGCAATTTGTTTCAATCTGTTTTTGTTTGGGATATGATAACCTTTCTCCCAACGATACACATCAGACTTACTAGCGTTAAATAACTCTCCGAACTTTTCAAGAGTTAATCCTAGATTAATTCTAATGTCATGAATCTTCTTACCTACTATTTTCTTCTGTACCTCTTTTGAACTCTTATCTTTCATTTCTTTAATACTCCTTTAATCTTTTTTAACCATGAATAACCTTTCTGTTTTGTTTTCCTTGTTATTTATCCCACTTTGCATAGTACTTCTTGCTTTATCGAACGTATATATACACTCGAATCTGTCATCTGATATTTCATAACTAGAAATTAATACTATGTTTTTCTTACTCATCTCGTATGCCCAATTATAGAACTCTTTATGTTCAAATGTTTCTCCGTGATAACCTGTTGTATTCTCGTATGGCGGGTCTAAATATATAATTGTATTTTCTAAATGTGAAAAATCTTTATAAGATTTGTTAAAAGTTTCTAACTGCTGCAACTGTCCTAACTGCTGCAACCTTTCTAAACTTTGAACTCTTAGTAATTGCTCTTTTTGTTCTTTTTCTTTCAACTTAAATGTTTCAATAGCTTTTTTATAAGTTTCAGTTTGTTTATAATTAGTCCATGTTCCTTCTTTTTCTAAAATTTCAATAGCTAAGTTGTATTTAATATCCGCTTTATCTTTACCATAAAGATAAGTTCTACAATTATTCCCAAAACTATTAATCAGTAATTTTAAATTGTCTTCTACTGTCTTAACTTCTTTATCTCTTATTCTTAAGAACTCATCTCTTGATATAATTAACTTCCTTATATCCTCGTTAGTTAACGTAAGACTTCTTTTAAACATCTCATATACTGATTTGTTCTTTTCGTTATAAACAACGTTGAATCCTTGTAATAAAAATTCACAAGCAATAGCGCCGCCTCCTCCTAATAGGTCGTAAACTTTATAATTCTCTCCGAAGTTCTCTTTTACTATCTCAACTATCTTTCTTGAAATTTTCTTTTTGCTTCCTTGATATGGCAAACCTATTGCCTTACCTTTTCTGTAATTCCCGCTATATTTAATCATCTGCACCTCTCTAATTTATTATTTTGCGGTTATTACTTCTTTCTCATTTTCTCTTATCTCTTTATCTATCTATTACCTTTTGCAGCTCATACACACTTACACCAGTTGCCTTGCTAATCTTTTTCCATGTGCTATAACGTTGCCTTACGATTCCCTCTCTAGCTTCTTGTATAGTTTTTCTATGTAGTCCAGTAACTGCAGCTAATCCCGTGTTAGTTATTCCAATCTCTCTCATTAATTCATCAAGTTTAGTTCTTTTCATTTTATTTTGAGTTCTTTCTAATTAGTTCAAATATCTCTGCAGGACTTTCTTTAACTCTTATATATTCTTCATTGATATGAATTTCTGTACAAGTAAGATAAAATTTCATTTTATTAATTCTATTTGCATTTATAATAAATTTCCCGCTATTTCCTACTCCTGTTAAAGTAATAAACGGTGTTCCTGCTGTAATATCTTCTACAATCTCTTTATTAGCTGTCTCTGGCTGTTCTAAGACTTCTGTTTTGTTTTCTCTTATAATTTCCTCATAAAGCTCTTTAATCTTGTTATATCGCTTTATATTAGGTCTACCGCCTTTCTCCCATCTGTAAATAGCTTGTACATCTACACCTAGATTATTTGCTAGCATAGGTGCGTTTAAATTGTAATGCTCTTTAATTGTTTTTATCATCTCTTCAACTCTAATCACTGGTTTTACTTTCCTTTCTTCTTTTATTTTCTCTATATTGTTAAATGCTGTAAATAAATTATTCTGAGCCAACTGTTGCATATTTTTCTATTCCTTTCTCTTCTTTCTCTTCTTCAACTGTTTCAAAGAAATGTATTTCTAGCAATTCTACTTCTGTTCTATCGTCCTCAAACAACTCTAGAGGAATAGTAGTTTGTCCATATGTTCTACTTCTTACTCCTTCTTTATCAAGCCTATAAATTCTATTGTCATATCTGAAATAGATTACTTCTACATCTGTAAAAGTTGGTGCTATTTCCTTCCCTGTAACCATCCTCTTTAATCGCCAAAACTCTTTTTTCATTTTTATTTACCTCTCTCTTTATCGAATCTATGTTCCTGCAACCATTTAGCAAACTCCTTCTTTTGTGCTAATAAGTCGTAACCTGTTTCATCGTAAATTGCTTCTGCTATATCGTTTGTTGTTAGTCTCTCTAAGTGAAAGTCCTTGAAAATCTCGTACATCTCATTATAGAACTCTTCTAGCCTTTTCTTTCCGTAACCTCTATTTCTTAATGTTAGTAATGGTATTCCTAGCAATCTAACAAATAAACCTTGATATACTAAGTCCTCCATCTCTTTTTCTTTTTGAATCAACTCTTGTTCTATTCTTTTAATTTCTGGCTCTAACTTTCTCCTAGCTTCATTTCTCGCTATATTAGTTAGTGCTGTAGGACTAGCTAAAACTAAATTAGATTTCTTAAGTTTCTTGCTTCCTCCTTTTTTCTTTTTCTTACTCTTTGCCATTTACTAACTCTCCTATCTCTTTATTTAACTCGTTATCTATTGTTTCTACTTCGTTTATTTTAATAATTAATCCGCTGTGTCTGTGCCATCTCTTTTTAATTATTAAATCTGTTATTAAGCTGTCATCTTTGTAATATCCTAGCTTACACATTATATCTTGTAGCAGCTTCTGTAAGTTGTCTAAGTCTGGTCTAGTTCCTTTTCTTTCTCCGTCTTTAGATTTTTTTGTGTGCGGGAATAACCACGTTACACTTAATTCTATAGGTGTGTCGTAAGTCTTGCGTGGTTGCTTCCCACTTAATGCTCTCACTAGTAAATATTCAGATTGCTTAATTTTCGATGTTTTGTAAAATGTCTTTGTCTTTGTAGAAAATTTCTTTTGTTGTGCTGTAGTTTTTGGTACTTCGTCCATCTTTACATAAAATTTCAATTTGTTTAACTCTCCTAATCTTCTAACCAATTATAGTTAAATTCATAATTTTTAGGTTTCGTTGAATTGTACAAACTTGCAATTACATAGTTTTCAAAAATATTAATTTTTTTAGTTTTTAAGATTTGCTCTGTGCAATAATTTATATTTTGTTCAGTTAAGCTATTTAAACGCTCCTTAATGCTTGATACTGCTATGCTCTCGTTGTTTATGCTATAGCTTTTGCTATCGTCTGTAGCTTGTATATTGCTTATAACTAGCTCTACATCTTGCTTTATAGCTTTAAACCAAAAATTATATAAATCTATATCTAGCTTTAACTTAACTTTATCAGCTACTAAGTTATTACTAAGTATCTCTTTGATAAAGTTATTATAATTATTATATATATTAATCTTATAATTAATCTTATTTATGGTTGGGGCATTTTGCCCTAACGGTTGGTGCAAATTGCCCTTACCTAGTTGGTGCATTTTGCCCTGTCGGTTGGGGCATTTTGCCCTAACCTCTGTTTCATTTTTTAATTTTCGGGTTGGGGCATTTTGCCCTAACTCTGAATTTTGTATTTGATTTTCAGTTTTATCTTTTTTTATCTCTTTAATATTAATATTTTTATCTAATTTAAGGTTATA